CGGCTGGGTTCTCAGCACGGTTTGGGGCGCGGTTAAAGATCTTCAGGAAGCCGACAAAGAGTTAGCCGACAAAGTTGCGGCGATTGAGATATTGGTCGCCGGGCGTTACATAACCCGCGAAGAGTTTAACAACACGTTCAATCAAGTGTTTGAACGTCTTGACCGCATACGCGACATGATCGCCATGAAGGCTGACCGATGAAAGATAATTACGACAAATGCCTTCAGGCCGTCCTGCGTTACGAGGGCGGCAAAGTGGACGACCCGCGCGACCCTGGCGGCAGAACTGCGTTCGGCATAACGCAAAACACTTATAATGGCTGGCGGTCGGCTAAGAACTTGCCGACGCAGGACGTGTTTAATATCACGCAGGCCGAAGTCGCAGCGATCTATAAACAAAATTATTGGGATAAGATCAGAGGCGATGACCTACCCGATGGCGTCGACATCGCCGTGTTCGACTTTGCGGTGAACTCAGGGGTGAGTCGGGCCGCTAAATATCTTCAGTCAACGGTCGGCGTCACGCAGGACGGCGTGATCGGCCCGGCAACGATTTTGGCTTGTAAGACTTACGTGGCCAATCAGGTCACGGATAAGCGGCTTGGCTTTCTAAAAGGACTGTCAACATGGTCGGTTTTTGGGCGTGGCTGGGCCAATCGCGTAAACGACGTATATGCCAAAATACGGGACTTGTGTTCCTAATCTTAATGCTTGGCGGTTGCGAGTCGGCTAAGTTTTACGAGTGCTTGGCCCGCGACCGCACGTCAAATCCCTGTAACTAGGAGGCTAATATGCTCGTAAATTGGATGACCACGATCCCCGGAATCCTGACGCTGCTGTCCGTGTTGTTTCATGCTTGGCAGACGAAAGACGTGAACTGGACGGATCTTCAGAACGCGCTTGTCGCGCTGGGCTTGGTCGCGGCTAAAGATTGGAACGTGACGGGCGGCGACAAACCGAATGGTTGAAAGGGTCAGGTTGCGGCACCGAAAACCGTGGAAGAAACTGCTGCTGATCTTGATAGCGGTAAGTTCTGAAGGCTGCGCTAGCGGGGGTTCATGCCCCCCGCTAGTCGATTATTCGGCGGAACAACAGACCAAAGCCGCCAAAGAATTACGCGCTCTCCCCCGCGACAGCGAGCTTGCTAAGTTCATCGTCGACTACGGGCAACTCCGCCGCACGTGCCGCCTTTGATAAAGACGCAGCGCGTGTGGCAGTCTTGAGCCCGTCTTTACGTTTATACGTTGCTTCTGACCGACTGCCCTGCGCTCTGGAATAATCCTCGGCAAACATAGCGGCAAAGAATTCATAATTTACTGCGTCAACATGGCTGTCCATGTGATTGGGTGAATTGAACGCCCGCGCGTTCTTGACGCAGACCATAATAATCGCGACCTCGTAAGGGTGTATGCTGCGGCCTAGCCGCAGGCTGGCCAAGTCAGCGGCGAGCTGAAAATTGTTCTCAATGCCGCCGTAACCTTCACCGCGTTCGGCAATGATGTCGGCCGCCTGCACAAGCAATTCATGCGGGTTCATTTATCATCTCCATTAGAGCCGCCCTTTCACGCAACATTCGCAGCACTGTGTAGCGCTGGTGCAGTCGCACTAAGATGGTGGAGCGCCGGGCGTGACGCTTTTCATCTTCCAGTAGGTCTAAGACCTCCTGTTCGGTCAGATCGGCAAGCCGATCATTTAACTCTTTCCACGTTAAATATTCGGTCATCTATGCCTCGCAAATTCGCCGTGGTATTTTGCGCGAGCTTCGCAAGCAATTAACGCGGCCAATTCTAAATCTTCAAACACACCAAGTCGTTTTGACCGGCCTTCAATAGTTAAACAAACAACCCATTTTTCGTGACGAGCTGACCAACTTACGTTTTTATGGCCGCTTGTGTTTCGCTTGCATAAGCGGCTGTTATGCGTATTCTGAAGTTGTGTTGCGGCGCGTAAATTCTCAATTCTGTTGTTTAATATATCGCCGTCAATGTGGTCAACAACGGTAGGCCACCACCCATTAAACATAAAAAAAACAAGCCTGTGCACCCTATATTTTTTACCTTTTAATTGAATATCTAAATACCCATCGCATGTGCGCGGCGCTCCGGCAAATTTACCGGCAAATGCGCGCTGATTCATTGTCTGTTTCCAGAACAATTTTCCGTCGTCGTAACGTAACACGCTGTTTACATAGGCTTGCGTTAACATTTCAATTCTTCCAACGCCACATCGGCTAATACTTTCTTGTCATATAGCGCGTCAAAGATTCTTTGGTCAATAGTTTTATTACACATGACGACGTAACACCATACGTCGCGCGTCTGCCCGCTGCGGTGCAGCCGGCCCACGGTTTGCTCAAACAGCTCAAGCGACCACGGCAGCGACAGGAAAATGATCTTGTTGCCGCCAAACTGTAGATTGAGCCCATGACCGGCGCTTTTGGGGTGGATCGCCAGCAGCGGGATCTTGCCGGCGTTCCAGCGTTCAACCGCGTCAGGCTCGTCAATCGTGCTGACGTTAAACTGGCGCTGAAGCTCGGCTAGTTCTTCTTTGTAATTGTAGACGACGATGGTGTTGTCTCGTTGGTTTTCGTCGATGATGTCTCGGAGAGATTCAAACTTTTGGCGTCCATACCACTTAGCAACGCCTTGGCTATCATAAGCAAAGCCGGAGGTGAGCTGCTGAAGTTTGTTTGTGACAGCAGCCGCTGCCGGAGCGGTGATCTCTTCATGCACATATTCCTTCTTCATGTTCTCGTAAGGCTCGCGGTCTTCAAGATCGCAACGGATCTGCACGACATGGAGCGGCGGCAGCTTATCCTTATACTCGCCAGGCTCTAGCACGTAGGTCGCGGGCTTGATCGCTTCCATGACTTTTGGCAGCGCCGCCGGCAGCGGTTCCCACTGGCCATAGTCGCGGTTGACGCAGTAAAAATATTGCTGAAGGAACGCGCCTTTAGACCTACCCAGCAGCGTCTGATCGACGACTTTGCATTGACCGAACACGTCCTCTAGGCCGTTCGACGTAAACGATCCTGTCAATCCCCATCGGATCTTGAACTGGTCGAGGATTTTTAACAGATGCTTAAACCGTTTGCCGCTGGGATTTTTTAGCCGCGTCAGCTCGTCGAATACAATGCCGTCAAAGTTTTTCGGGTCAATCGACGGGATGTTATCGTAATTGGTTACAACCACGTCGACATCGGCGGCAAACGCGGCTTTACGTTGCGCCGGTGTGCCGACAGCCACGGTCATGCTCATGTGTTCGGCCCATTTTTTAACTTCAACCGGCCAGACCGACAAACAAACGCGCTTCGGCGCAAGCACAAGCCAACGGTCGCAATGACCTTTAGCGGTCATGTCCGACATCGCCGTCAGTGTTATCGCTGTCTTACCCGCGCCGACTGGCGCAAGGATCATTGCCCGATCATGGGCGAAGAGGAAATCGGCGGCGGCGTGTTGGTATGGGCGTAAATCCATTTGTCCACTTCTTCTTTAGACCAAAGGCAATCGTAACTCTGACTTAGCGTCATCATCTCGATTGCAAATTGTCGTTGTAACGCGCTGAGTTTGCCGCCAGGGCGCTTCAGCTCTATGAAGTGCGTCGTGCCGTCAGGCAGACAGACCACACGGTCGCTGACGCCGCGATTCGATGGCGACACGAACTTGTAGGCTCGACCGCCCACCTGTGCGACGCGGCGCATGAAATATTTTTCGATGTCTTTCTCAAGCATAAAAGATCTCTTGACATACCCGCAACAAATTGTCTAGTGTCGAATCACTGAAAGGTAATGTAATGGCACACAGCAACATCGTCGGCGGTTCGACCGCCAAGCGACTGATTAACTGCCCCGGCTCGCGGGCGTTAGTCAACACAGTCCCAGAGAAAGCTAGTTCTAAGTATGCCGAAGAAGGCTCGCGCCTTCACGACGCGATGCACATGATCTTGTCGCATGGCGGCAGCGTCGAGGACTACCCTGACAATGAGAAGTTAATCCTTGCACTTGACTCATTAAATCAGATCGACCCTAATAATGAGCTTGAGTTCGCCACGGAGGTGAATGTCCATTTTAACGACTTTCTTGCCGGAGTTTACGGTTCTTGCGATCTC